TCACCCGACATTGATCCACTCAGAACCGCGACCGTCTTTATACATTTCGGTCATCGCTGCACTTTTGTGACCCAGCAGAGTTTGTGGGTCGCGGCCTTCAGCATCGTAGAGGCGTGCTGCAAGCGATCGCATTTCGTGGAAGCTGGGCGGGTGCTCCCCCAAGTCGATTCCTAGGTTGGCTGCTGCCTTGTCTCTGGCCTCGGCAAATGCAAGCGTCAGCGTCTCAAGTTTGATTGGGCTGCCAGCTTTTGCCTTGGCGAAAGACCTACAGTGGTGCACCAGGTGCTTGGATAGGACAAGGTCTCTGCACATCTTTATTACTGTCGCCAAATCCAGACCTATTGCTTCCAGACGCAGGCTGGTGCTGAGGCGCAGTCGCGCGCCGGTCTTTGACTGGATTACATGTAGGAAGCCGTCGCGCTCATCCTTAAACAGCATCGATCGTATGTCATCCCGGCGCTGCCCAGTGAGCAGGGCGAGCTCCATAGCTCGTTTCAGCCATGGGCGGTCAGTGGCTGCATGCGCTGCCTTCCAAAGCTCAAGGGTTAGCCGGGACCGCTTGACCTTCGACCGAGCGGCTTTTGTCGCGTCTACAGGGTTCAGATCACACCATCCTGCCGCAATCGCTTCAGCGAATACATCGCGGAGCATGGATCGCAGCGCCTTGGACATTGGGGCTTTGCCTGCCTTGGTGAATGAACCGAGGAATGTCGCCACGTCCATTGTCCGTATGGCTCTGATGTACCTGTCGCCGAACGCATTATCAATGGTGCGGATTCTGCTTTTGAAGGTGTTCATGGAGTGGATACCCAGCCCTTTGTCTGCGTAGATCACCTCATACTCGACGATCCACTCGCTGAACTTCTTGCCAGGGTCGGCGACCGGCTCCGCAATTCTTTCGCGCAATGTCGGCTTCAACAGTTCGGCGTGGTTGGCAGCTACTGCCTGACGAATGGCCTCGTCCTTGTCCTTTCCCAGCCCGAACATTCGGCCAGATACCGGGTCGCGGTACGTGTAATAGGTTTGCCCATTACGCCCGTCAGTTTTGCGGTAGAGGTTGGGGGGTAAATCTTTTGATCCGGCATTACGCGGCCTTGGAACCATTACGTGCACTCGCTATTCGACTGATCAGGCTGCCGCCGACGATGCGGACGACTGGTTTATCTGGCTCGCTGTACTGTGCCTCAGCTTCAACATAGTAGCGTCGGCCGTGCTTGATGGGCGCTGGTGTAATTCGACCTTCGCGCGCCCATCTACGAAGTGTGTCCTGGCTGGGCGGCGTCCGGAACTGGTCGGCTGCCCACTCATCAAGGGTAACTTTGCTCATAGGAATGCTCCGCCCGCCTATCACTGGCAGGCTTGAAGTAGGGGATGGATTACGGGAATAGGTTTATTGCTTAAGGAGGCGTAAATGCGCTCAAGCCAGGCACGACTTAAAATCGCTTCGACTCGCCATTCCGATGATCCGCTTGCTATACAATCCTTTGTTTTTTCTAGGAATGATCAGATGAACACAGCTCAGAAAAAGCTGTTGGACAAAACCATGGGCGTGGTCGGTTGGCTGTGCGTTGTAATCGGTGGAGGCCTGGCGCTCTTGATGTCGGCATTTGGAATTATCAAAGCAGACGCTAGCGTGCTCGGTGATATTTTCCGTCTTCGGCACGAGGGGTTGTTGATTTGGTCAACCCTGCCTCTTGGAGTAGTTCTCCTATGGTTTAGAGCTTTCATGCGTGCTGGAAGCTCCGAGAATCAGCCTGGCTGAGGCTGGCCGCTCATACAGCCTCCGGCGGATAAGTCTGCTGACCCTTTGCACCCTGGAGCGCATCGATGCCAGCTTGTTGAATGGCGCGAGCGAGCAGCATTGCTTCCTGCGGCGTTACGCTAGCGGGCAGGCTGTCGAACACGATCAGGTTTTGTTTGTGGGCGTGGACGACTGTCAGAGGCTTGAGCATGTTTGCACCTGTGCTCCGGTGTAGGTTGAGGCGGGCTTGGATTCGATGCCGAGGCGGCCGGCCACGTACACCTCAAGCGTTGCGCCCTGTGATTTGTCCCAGCCGGGCAGGGTGGCCACTTCATCGCAGCGAACCATCTGTTCCATGTCGCGGCGCATGCATTCGTGCCAGGTGCCGCCTTCGGGGTTTATCTCGGCGGGGCTGACCACTTCGTAACCCAGGCCGCGCAACCGGATGGTCTCGGCGGCGAAGGCTGGGTAGTTGTTTTCGGGCAGGCCGGACATGGGGCCGGCCAGGTAGAGTTTCTTCATGCTGCCTCCAGCATTGCTTCGATGATTCGCTGGCCAGCGAGGGGCGGCACGGCGTTCCCGGCCATGTGCATGGTAAGGCGGTGGTTGTCCGGGCGTTTCGTGTCAGGTGGGAACGACATGGCGGCAAGCGCCTCGTTGGCTGACAGCATTCGCATGTCATCGCCGCGCACCAACGCCCAGCGATCAAGCGTTGTGATGGTGCCGATTGGGCGGTCAAGGCTGCGGCCGGTCAGGCCAGACCCAGAGCCGTAGTACGGCATGATGAATCGCTCGCCGAAGCGCTCGCGGCCATTCTTCACGCGGGCGAGTGTCGATTCGGCACGGCCAGGCTTGATAATCGGCGACCATTTACCCGCATCGAAATCGACGATTTCACTCGCTGGAACGTGCTGGTGCTGGGGGAGCTGCAAATGCAATGGCGCCTTGCTGCGTGAGCAGACCATAAAAAGCCGCACGCGATGTTGCGGAACGCCCAAGTCGGCACAATCCACGATGTGTGGCGCAAGTGCGTAGCCCAGCCGCCGCATGGCATCTTCCCATGCGGGGTAGAGAACCCAAGACATGAACTCGGGGACGTTCTCGATTACGGCGAACTCTGGGCGGTTTACCTCAGCGTTGGCCACAGGCGCCCATGCAGTTGAGCGCGAGTTGTCGTGCTGAGGATTGCCGGACTCCTTGCCTCGCGCCTTGGTGTGGCCCTGACAGCAAGGCGAGGCGAGCATGACATCGTGCTTGGGAACTGCCGACCAGTCGGCTTGATGAAGGTCTTGGCAAGCGTGGACGGTGTCAGGATTGTTGCGGGTGTGCCACTCCACGGCCGCGGGCCAGTGGTTGGCAGCCCAGGTAACGTTCAGGCCGGCGTTAACGCCGCCGCGCGTCCATCCGCCCATACCGGCGAACAAATCAATAGCTGTGAGCATGTGGGATCCTCGCCGGTGTGGCGTGATTCGTTGAAGTGGGATATATCTGATCAATTAACCGGTAAGCTGTAGCTAGTGATGTATTGTCGTTGGCGATAAGGGACTATGTATGGAAGCTATGACTGAGTATGTTTGTAATCTGGCGCAATTTATGGCGGCCATCAAGAAGGTTGTTAACGGTCATAAGAGGGCAGTGTATAGAGGTCAGGCTAACGTCGATTGGGATCTGAAAAGCTCTCTTGCTAGAGCCCCAGACTTTGAGGATAACAGTAGGATTTCACGAGCAAAGACAGCATTTGATATCTTTAATGCTGAGCGGCACGGATATCACAACCTGTCTAGTCAGAACAAATGGGATGTGCTGGCTCTTGCACAGCACTACGGCATGCCAACTAGACTTCTTGATTGGTCTTTATCACCATTGGCCGCGCTTTTTTTTGCGATAGACGGCGTCAAGTATGAGTTTAAGAATATGTTCGATTGTTCGGATTTAGTCAGGTCTGGCGCCGAATGTATACCGGCACTGGGCAACGAGTTCGGATCAGCTGTAGCAGATGCTGTGGTGTTTGTGGTCACGGGCGATGATCCAGCGATCTGGGTTGATAGTGAATCTTTGCCAGAAGATGTGTTTGATGTTGTGGATAAAGCACAACAATCTGGATATTGCTTCTACACGCCTAACTATCTGAATAGCAGGCTCCGGACTCAAAGTGGTGTTTTCTCGGTCGGGTGTACCGTCCAGCACTTATTCCCGAAAGAAGTCGCCCATAAAATAGTTATTAAGAGAGAGTTTATAGCTACAGTTGTTACGGACCTAATCCAGGCAGGGGTTGGCGCTAAGACGATGTTTGGAGATCTAGAGGGTTTATGTAGAGACTTGCACTTTACCTACTTTGGAGGTTTCCAGACGAGGATTCTTCCGAAGAGTCAATGAATTGAAGTGCCGGGGATCCTGAAACTATCGGTGCTGCCCCGGCAAGTAGTCTTTTTTAGTTCGGGCTAAAGGTGCCCAGTGCAAGCTTGGCCGCTTCGCCGATCTGAGCATCAAGCACCGACTTGAACTCTTGAGCGATTTCCTCGCGCTGTACGTCTTCACCGACCCAGCGCAGCTTCAATGCAGGCTGGGCACCACTGGTGATGACCGAGATGCGCAGGATGATCTCGCGCACCGACAGGCCTTCGAAGGGCACCACCGAGAAGATCAGCGACGTGGGCAGTGTTTCTTTGCTGGTTGCCTCGATGGCATCCATCGCGCTGCGGCTGGCGCGGGTCTCGCTGACGGTGTGATCGCTTTCCGAGGTAGCTTTAACCGAGATGGTCCGAACCGCCGCGATGGCTTTCACTAGGCTGATGTCCTGATTGTCAGCCCCAACCGCTGTCAGGGTGCTGTGCCAGTCTTCGATCCAGTCGCTCATGTCCTTCTGGGACATTGCGCGGCCGCTAATTGCCTGCACTGCTTGATAACCGGCGGTGGCCTTGAGCTTCAAGACGGCGCGGTCATCGGCGTGCCCCGGCGCGAGAACATCACCCAGGTTGAACAGAACAGCGCAGGTCATTTCGTCCTGATTGATAAAGCCTTGGGCGTCCGCGACGTTGCGGTCGATGACGTACTTGCTGAAGTCCACCAGAGAGTTGGTGGAGAAGGTGCCACGGAAGCGGCTGCGGCCAGCGCCGAACTGTTCCAGGTCGAACACTTTCGCGCCCGCTGGAAGCACCACGACGGGGTTGTTCGTATCCAGCGCTTTTGCGGTGGCGATCATCGCGTTATCGGTGATCAGTTGAATTGCTTCTGCAGTAAGGGACATATTTCAGGTCTCTGTGGGGAAGGGGTAGAGCGGGGATCAGGTGCGCGGCTTGATTGGTGCTTCGTCGCGGCTGAACAGCTGGTCGTGCTTTTCCTGGAACAACGAGATACGACCACCGCTGCCAACGTGCATCGGGGTATCGAGGCTGGTGTTCTCGCTCCGGGTACCGCGCTTGGTCGGCACCTTGTAGTCGAGTTTGTGCTTGATCTTCACCTGGCTGGATTCGCCGATCTGGGAGAAATCCAGAGTGATGACCAGCTTCCCGGCCTTGCCATGGTCAACGACACCGGCGGCAACTTCGGAAAGGGCGTGACCAATCTGGCTGGCGAACGCGCCGCCGTTCAGTTCTTCGAGGAATTCGGCGGTGTCAGTTGCTGTGGACATGGGCGGTTCTCCGGATGCGGCGTGAGCCTGCTGGGTGGGATGGTCAGTTGAAGTGGTCGGCGGCGCTGGTTAGAGCGGGACTGCATGCGCTTCACCGGCGTTGACCGGTGCGGCGTTTCGGGAAATCAATGCTGTAGTCAGCAATAAGGCGCTCAACCAATGTGCGGCTCAATCCGAGCGCCACGGCGGCTTGTTTGCGGGCAAGGCCTTGAGCACATGCATCTTTGATCCGGACGACGTTCATGGCGTCCGCCACCGGATCGATCACAGGCGGCTTCAAGTTCTGCGACATGTCGCGTCGCTTGAACTCAACTGAATGCTCTCTGGCGAACCGAGATATCAGATGATGACTGAGGCCCGTCACCTGTGACGCTTCGTACCTGGTCATGGTCGGGGCCAAAGCTCGTAGCCTCTCCTGCATGTCCGGGCCTATCTGGATGCGGGGGACAGTTGCAGCGCGTTTCGGTTTAGGCTCGGCTGGCGGCTTGGGCTTCGGTGCTACCGGGAATTTACGCCCGTAGGGCACGGCCGGCGGCTTTGGCGTTTGAACAAAGCCTTGAAGCGTGGACACCGTGCCGCCTCGGGCCAGAAAGCTATCCATGGCTGCTGCCAGCTCAGCCGATATCGCCGTGTTTCGCTGAACCCCGCTCAGCTCCATGCTGATCATGAATGCGCACCGAAGAAGGCGAACAGGCCGAGGATTACGCAGAAGAAGGCGGTCCAGCGCAGCATGAACACCCCGAAAGTCACAGGCGGTTTTGGCTTCACCGCAACAATAGGCGCTTCATCGCAGCGCTTGGCGAACCGCACGGCCTTGTCGATGCCGATGCACATTGCCTTGGTGCGGTCACTGGTGCGGTCCACGATGCTGAACTCACCGTTACCGCAGGGCACCACCACATGGCGCATCGTGCGAACAGGTTCGTCGCGGCCGGTCATTGCATACATGTCGGCCGCCGAGGTGTTGAATCGCATCTGCATGCCCTGAAGGGCTGCGAGGCTGCGCAAGATTTCTTGATTCATGGCTAGTCCTTCAGGGGATGGTGCTCGGTGGGAAATAGGTGCCGTCTCTCCGGCTGTCACGGCGCTTCACCCCGTCGTTGCTGACTGATATGGCCCAGTGGCTCGGCCTCCACTTAGCCGTAAGTGGTCCACGTCTGCGTGATTCCGTGCGTATTGGCTTGATCACATTGAAATCCCCAATGCCTTCCCACGGTGGCGCTCGCAGCATCGCGTTGCTCTTGAATAGATGATGCAGAAGGCCAGTCGCTACCCTGGCTATCCTCAGAGGCCGACAAAGCCTTTCTCCCTGCGGTCGGTCATGGCCCCGATGGTTCCGCCAATCTCTCTTAGTCCGCCATCGATAAGCGCGGATACCATGCCTCCGGTCGTTCAGGTGCGCTCGGAGCTTCGTCGCGCTGCGTGTCTGCTTTCCACGCCGCTTCTGCATTGTTGCGTTGATGCAGGGGGCCGCTTGCGCGGTGTGTACTCATCCGCATCGGATATCGCTCGAATCCCTGGGTGTCGCCCGTCTTCGCCGCTGCAAAATCAGCTTGGGCTCGGGGCAAGATGGCCATCCCGCAGTCACGCCTTGGGCCGAGCGATATCCGATGCGCTCTCGTTGAGAGGATCGGGCAGTTAACGTCAGGCTGACGTGGCGCTGGTTGTTCAGTCGCTGCTGGAGCTGGAAGAGCTGCTGCTATCGCTTGATGAGCAGCTCGAACTGTCGCTGCTGCTTGAGCTGCTGCTGTAGCTGTCACCGGTGCTGTACCCGCCACAGTGCGAGCGTGATGGCGGGTCGTCGCTCGCACTGTAAATCGCTTGGCTTGTTGGGTTCAGCGGGTGTAGCGGGTTGGTGAGGATGTAATCGCGTTGAGGCTGGCTCACCGTCGACACCCTGACTGGCTCGCTCCGGGCTGCGCGTCCGGGGTTGCTCACTGTTCCGCGTGGCGCCCGTTCAACGGTGACGGGCCGAGTTACGGGCGGTGCTACCTTTGGATTTCGGCCGAAGATCCTGGACAAAAACTTGAACATGTCATCACCCTTTCTTTGACTTGCCGGCCATCAGCACAACCAACAGCAGTGACACCAAGATCAGGTCACCAACCATTGAGAAGATGCGACTGGCCGAGTCGACGAACACCACACCACCTGCCAACCCGAAGGCAGCCCAGCGGCGAACCCTGCTGCTGAGCTCGCCCAGCATCGTTACAGGTAGTCTTTGAGGTTGAGGTTCAGGATCTTGGCGGCCTTTTCCAGCACGACCGTTTCTTCTGGCTCAATTTCGCCATCAGCTTCAGCAACGGTCAGCATGAAGTTCAGCACCGTGGCGGCGTCATCAGCGCTGTGTGCCAGGTCCTTCAGTTCCTTTTCAGCGTTCTGGCGCAGGATGCGCGGGCCGCCGTTCAGGAAGTCGTTCTTGGCGCGGTCGATGGTGTTGCTCAGTTCAGAGCCGAAACCCTGAAGCGCCGGTGCGTTGCTGATCAGCTTCTCGATTTTGTCGAGTTCAGCCGCTTCGAGATCGCCATCAGCAGCGGCTACGTAGAAGCAGCCGTAGACGCAGGCCTGCATCAGGTCGCGATTGGTCATGACTGCGACAGCGGCGCGCGCTTCGCCCGATTTCTTGCCGAAAAATTTGCCTAACATGGGGATACCTTCGAGTGTTGGGGGGGGGGCTTTCCCGATGCAGCTTGTTGCCAAGCTGCATAAGTGAAAGGCTCAGCCGTACAATTCCAGCGCTTCAGCGCGTCGAGCAGGGCGCATATCAGTCATGCGCCTTTCGCTCGACCGACGTTCCCGTCTCATTGGCTGGTCATCGATCATTGCGTGTATGGCGATCACCGCTGCCAGCACTACGCACACCGGCGAGATAATCCGGCGCCGCATACATTCCGCGACCATAGCCGTCTGGCGATTCACTCCAAGCTTGAACATGGCGTTCGACAAACGCTTAACTACGGTGCCCGGCGCAACGCCGAACATCTGGGCGATCTCTTTTGCTGTCATGCCCTGGGCAACCGAGAGAACGAACTGAAGCTCTCTCGGTGCCAGCCCTTGCCCTAAATTTCCTTTCCACCCGCCGTAAGTGATTGTCGAATCCATCGTGCTGCTCCTGTTGGTACTCCTGGTTAACTTCCCGAATGCCCCTGTTGCCAAGGGCATGCAGTGAAATGTTCCATCCCATTACCGCCGGGTTGGCGGGGCGCATTGCGTGCCGGGTCGTTCTCGCGGTTCTGACATTTCGTCATCGATCAGCCGTCCAGGTTGCTCCCTGTCGTGGGCAGGCTTTCCTCGTTCGCCTGTCTGATCTCCGGTCGCCGGTAGAGGCAATGCGGTCTGTTGGTATTGCTGTGTTGCGCTAGCTGTTAAAGAGCGGCGAGGCCGCTGGCCCCTTCGCTGCGGTATGTCGCTGCGACGGGTGAAATATGAACTACAGGTTCATATTGAGTCAAGTACCAAAAGTACATATTTCAGGGAAAGTACAGATTTGATGGAAATTGAACTTATGCCTGTAGGGGGATTTACCGCGAACCAATGGTTCGCTATCCTCCTTAACAACTGGATGGATATACAGCAAAGGAGGAGTGTATGAGCATGGCGCAGTTGGCGGCGAAACCAGCATTACGAGTCGAGATGTCTGGGGTAGAGCGCTTGGGGTTGCGAGTGTCAGGCATGATTAACCACCCAGTCGCTCAGGTGCAGCGCTGGGTGACGATTCACCGCTTGGATACAGACGGCGACAGGGAGTGGGAGGAAGTGATGGGCGTGCTATCCGCTACTGATGAGCTGGATATGACTTTCGAGGATGACGGCGCGGTCACGGTGAGGTGGGAGCCGATCCCGCTTAAGTATCGGCCCCTCGAGGCCGCCGACGCGCCAGAAGATGAGCCTGCGCCTTTCTGATGGTCGCAAAGAAGCCTGCCGATTGGCAGGCTTCTTGCGCTGCACTAATTAGATCATTCTGGTTTGGCTGCAGTAATGATCCCAAGTGATTTCGAGCGGAAATCCTGATGCGCGGTCGCCATCATCAGGACCGTGTCTGAGTATTTCTGCTCTAAAGCCGTTCTGGCAGCAGGGCTGAGGTTCGGATCCTTGAGAATCGTCTTCGTGTATTTTAGATCATTCTCGTACGCAGTAAGAAAGTCAGTCAGCTCTGAGGGCTGCTCTACTTTGCGCTGAAGCCTGGATATCCCCGCTGAAATGAAAGGACTTATGATCCCCGCTATAACAGGAATGATCGTTTTTGCTTCTGTTGACATATCAGCGCTGAAAAAAGCACTGATCGAAACTAAAAGCCCTGTAACCGTGGCGGTTAGCCCCGTTCTATCTGTAGATGAAGGGCTATCATTATTACTCATGGCCTGCCCTCCGCTGACCTGTAGTAAGGTCTATCTCTACTAATGACCCGTTCTTTTTTCTTTGTATCTTGTATTTGTTAGTTACAACTCCATTTCTTTGGTAAGTTACATATATGTCTTCACTGGAAAAATAGCGGTGGTAGAAGTAGCGCATGGATAGGCGGCCAAGTCTAAACGCTCCTGGGGCAAGGAGTATCATAAAAACATAGATCAAGCCTAGTGCGATATCTTGCTGGCTCCAATTAGACAATGAGCCGCCCTCCATTACCGGCGTTAAAAAAATCAATCTTCCACTTTAAGTATAGCACGCTCGATACTTGAGCGTGTCGTTCTGGAAGTAGTGGTTGTTTCAATGGTTATATTGTAATTGTCGTCTTTCTGGAAAGCCTTTTGGTTTCTGCTCACTTTGTCCAAAAATTCACGGTCTTTGACTGTGGCCGGAAATTCTGTTCCGTCATGTTTCCGTATGCGCCAACCTTTTTGAGATTCAAAGTTTATTTGTGCAAACGAGCCGCGTACAATTTCAGTTGTTACCGTAACTTCCTCTAGAGTCCCTTTAGGCAGCCTAGAGAAATCATCAATATTTTCGTTTTTTATTGAAATTATTGGCTGGTTCGTTGATTCAAGTACCTTAAATTTAGCATCCTTTTTCCCAGTCAAAGGTGCTTGAATAACCTTATGTAATGCATCCCGAATCTTGTTATTGGTAATTAATTTCGCAAGATTTTTGTCCGCTTTGATCGGTCCCTCCGTAGTCATCACCTCTGCAGTCGGACTGTCGCCTTCGATAGTTACAGAAGTGATTTTCTTGCCTTTGATCTGCTGTACAAGCTCTACAAGTGACCCGCCTACAAATGATACAGCAGGCGTAGCAAATCCAAGGATAGATAGAACTTTTAAGGCGGTCACGGGATCCGCGAGCAGTGCAAATACTACTTCCACCGAACCTTCTTTCGCCGGAGTAGTGACTTTAAGCGCTACATCCGCAGATCCATTGCTTATAATTTTTGCCGTTTCTTCTATAAGGTTGTGCATTCCCAAAATCGCTTCGCCGAGATCTTTTGCACTTATCTCATGCTCAGACAAGGAACTCTCTTTTGCATCGTACGAAATCGTGAATTTTTTTTCGGATAGCTGTTTTTCGGTTTCTTTCTTTAAAACTTTAGTGTTGGCCATATCCGTCCATCCCCATAAAGCCTTCCAAATGGCAGGCCAAAATCTAAAAATGCAGAATACTTAAACCCTTCAAACTAGATTGGCATTCCACACAAGCAGCACCCGAGCCTGAATAAACGTTTCATCGGCCTTGATCGTCTCTGGCGGATGCCTGGTGTTATCCGAAATCATCTTGATCTGGTTGTCGCCCATCCATTGCAGGCGCTTGATGTACAGGTGCCCATCCCACGAAAACATATAGATACCGTCGCCGGAGAACTCGCGGATGCTGATGTCCACAAGTAGGGGGTCGCGATGCTTGATGGTCGGGGCCATCGACTGGCCCCAGCCTGTCACCATCTTCAGATGGAAGTGCTCAGTAAACTCGACACCCATCTCACGCAAATGCTGCGGGCTGACGCGCACGTCCTGGAGCATCTCTGGGTAGTCGTGCGGGATCTGGCCGCCGCCCATTGCCGCGCGGACGTCGTAGTGCGCAATCCACACCTCATCCCCGGCAACACCGGGGCGGTAGTAGTCGATTTCGATTGCGCCGCCACCATCCTCAGCGCTGGCCGCCGCGAGTAATCGTCTACGGGCATCCTCGGAAAGACCTTTGCCCTGTTTGGCGAGCATGTCGCGAACGATATCAGAAGCAGATTGCTTATCCGTGGCGGTTGGTTTATCGGCCCTGGCGATCTGCGAAAGCGCTGGATCCTCGCCCGCACCATGCTGGAGCCACTCGATCTTTACCTCGAGTGCATTGGCGATGGCCTGCATTTTCGCAGGGCCAGGCATCGACTCACCATTCAGCCACTTGCTCGACGCCTTTGGGGTGACCTTGGCTATTTCAGCCAGCCGAGCGCCTGCACCCCACTGGTCAATGCCGTGAGCTGAAAGGGATTTCTTGAGGCGAGCCACGAAGGCTGTGCGGATTTCTTCTATCTGAACCATAGGTTCAATATCGCATGCAGTTGCATGTACTTTCAGTTCCGACATAATATGTACTGCAAGTTCATATTTGACCCGGAGGCCCCATGAGCCCGCTCAAGAAATCGATTGATGACGCCGGTGGCGTTCCTGCGGTTGCCCTGGCCTGCGGTTTGACCCCGCGAGCAGTTTACAAATGGCTGACTGCCGAATGCCTGCCGCGCACTGAGTACACCGGTGAGACGCGCTATGCAGAACGAATTTCTAGCTTGGCATCGGGCAATGGAAAGCCCTTCGATGCGTCATGGCTGCTGGCGGAAGCCCACCCCAAAAAATCCGCCGCTTGAAGTCAGCCCCTACGGGAACAAAGCGTCCGGTGTGTGGCAATTATCAGCGCGATAGAAGGGCGGCAGTAGTACAGCGGATTGGCTGGTGATTCATCCAGTACCGAATCGCAGACACAAAAAAGCCGGGATTACGGCCCGGCTTCTTCAACAACACTTAGTGAGGTCGATTATGCACACCATATCCACCCCGATCAATAGCAGGGCTGATTCGTCAGCTTTGCACCAAGCGTCAAATCTGACGCGTCAGGTGATGTCGTCGCGAGAGATCGCGGAACTGACCGATAAGCGTCACGCGAATGTGAAGCGCGATGTAATCGCCATGGTTCAGGACCTCAAGGGAGATGTACTCAGTTTTGAGCACATCTATTTGGACGGCCAGAACAGGCAGCAGATCGAGTACCTGCTCGACCGCGAGCACACCGATTGCTTGTTGACTGGCTACAGCGCCGGTTTGCGCATGAAGGTCATCCGCCGCTGGCACGAACTCGAAGGTCGGGTGATCGGAAAATTCCAGATTCCCGCATCGTTCGCAGAAGCTCTGCGGCTTGCTGCGGCACAGGCAGAAGAAAACCAGCAACTGCTGCAGGTCATTGAGCGACAGGCGCCGAAGGTGGCCGCGATTCGGCGCCTGGCCGGTGCTGGTGGTGCGATCTGCATCACTGACGCGGCTAAGCAACTGCAAATCCGTCCTGCACAGCTCTTCGACTGGCTTCAGCAGAATCGCTGGATCTACCGACGTGGTAATTCCACTCGATGGATCGCCATGGAGCCGCGTATCCAGTCCGGGCTGCTGATCCACAAAGTCACTTCTCTGCGGCCGGATCATGAAACGGGTGTAGAGCGCGCAGCGTTTCAACCTCTCGTAACCCCGAAAGGCCTTGTCATGCTTGCCGAAAAAAATATTGGAGCTGCACTGTGAGTGTTCAAGCTATGGCCTGGGCGCTTCAGATCGCCAAGACCGAACTTTCTGACCCAACTGCTCGCCACGTACTGCTTTGCCTGGGCAACTACGCCAGTGCAGATGGTCGCGGTGCTTATCCATCGGCTAGAACCCTGGCCGAAGACACATGCCTTGCTGAGCGCACCATTCGCTACAAATTGGATGCTCTGGAGGCGGGTGGATTCATCGTTCGCGGCAATCAGGCGCTGGCTGCTGTTTACATCGAGCGCCATGACCGGCGCCCAGTAGTTTATGACCTCCAGCTAGTCCGGGGTGCAAATGCTGCACCCCGTTCAAAGCGGGGTGCAGATGACGGCACGGGGTGCAACTCAGAACAGAACGGGGTGCATCTTGAGACAGAACGGGGTGCACCAGCTGCACCCAATACATCATCTAACCATCAGGGAACCGAAGAGCAGCTGCAGCGTGATTTGGATTCCGAGATTGAACGGCAAGACCAAGCCGCCGCAAATGGCTCAGCCCCTGATCGCCGCTTTGCAATGTTCGCTGCCTGGGAGCCTGACGCGAAGTCCCTCGCTGACCAGGTTGCAATCGCCGGCTTGCCCGCCGGGTGTGTTCCGGACGAAGCCGTTCGCAAGTTCAAGGGTTTTTTCGTCGCCAAACCCAACACCTTCGACTCGCCTGCTGGCTGGTGCTACCGGCTTGTCGGTTGGGTGAAGCGCGAGCGGGTGAAGGCCGCCGGGAAGGGTCAGGAACCTGATTTTGACGACACCGCCTGGGGCGATGACTTGGGGGGCTTGTGATGAAATCTGCAACGAGCATGCTGCAAACCTTGCCGAACCTTCCGCCGAGTGAAGTCGCGCCACTCAAGGCTGACGCCGGGACTGTTCAAGTGATCAATGCTCTGTTTCGCGAGCTGATGGCGATCTTCCCTGCGTGGAAGCAGGCGTGGCCGGATCAGGAGGCCATTAGCGCTGCCAAGGTCACTTGGACCAAGGCGTTCATGGCCGAGAAAATCACCAGAATCGAGCAAATTCGCTTCGGGATCGAGCAATGCCGCAAGCTTGGAACCGACTTCGCGCCAAGCGTCGGCCGGTTCATCGGCATGTGCCAACCAACGCCGGAAATACTGGGTATTCCGCCCTTGGCCGCTGCGCATCGTGAAGCATGCCGCAACGCTCACCCCGCCATGGCAGGGAAAGGCAATTGGTCTCACGACGCGGTATGGCACGCGGCCAAGGAATGCGGATTCCAGAACCTGAACCGGCTGGAAGCGTCGCTGAGCCTGAAGCTGTTCGACCGCAATTACACGATCACTATCCGCCGCATGATTGCGGGCGAGCCGTTGCAGAAGATGCCGCTGGCATTGCCCGAGCGCGCCCAGGGTCGAACCACACCCGAGGTTGGAAACAAAGCGCTGGCCGAGTTGCGCGCCGGTCGTGGAGGTGCACGTGCCTGATCGCCGCCTGGCTGTTCCGGAGATCGATACCTACCGCTTTGCGGTGTTCTGCTGCTCGTTCAAGGTTGACCTTGGGTCGACGCCTGATCATGCCCTGGCACTGTTCGCCGATTCCGGCATGGCTCAGCGCTACGGTGCGTGGATGTGGCCGAGCACCTACGAAGTTATCGATGTCGTCACGGGGAAGCCGGTATGCGCGTGACGTCGAAGAAGCTTCGCGCCTCGGCCAACGGCCAGGACTGCACCGTCCGAATCCCTGGCATCTGCAATCACAACCCGGAAACCACCGTTCTTGCGCACCTGCCATGTGGGCAGAAAGGCATGGGTATTAAGGGCTTCGACACTGTCGCGGTTTACGCCTGTAGCGCATGTCACGACGTGATCGACGGTCGCGCCGCGGGTGAGGTTGACTGGCAGGACATGCCGCGCGCCATTGCTGAAACCCACGAAGCCCTGATCAGGGTGGGAATTCTCACTGTGAAGGGGGCTGCATGATCGATCTGATGCTGCCTTGGCCGCCTAAGGTTCTCAGTCCCAACGCGCGTACGCACTGGGCAACCAAGAGCCGTGCGGCCAAAGCGTACCGCAGCGCCTGCTTTCTGCTGTGCCACCAGGCTGGTTTGTCCGCTCCCACAGGACGTGCACTGCTGTCGCTCGAATTCATTCCGCCAGATCGCCGCCGGCGGGACGATGACAACTGCATTGCCGCGTTCAAGTCGGGTCGTGACGGCGTGGCGCAAGCCCTGGGCATCGACGACAGCCGCTTTGTTACTCAGCTGCAGATCAGCGCCGAGACCATCAAGGGCGGTGCCGTCCGCGTTCGCATTTCTGACTACGCCGAGGCCTCTGAATGACAACCGCCACCGTGAACCTGTCAGACGCGGAGATCCGCCGGCAGTCCGCTGACACGTCGGTCGATACGTTGCGCGACCCTCGTCACCCTGGGCTTTATTTCCGGTTCAGTCAGGGCAGGGCGCGTGGCTCCTGGTATCTGGTTGTGCAGCGCTCATGGCGGCGCATTGCTGGGTATCCAGACCTGAAGGCTGCTGCCGTGTTGACGCTGCTGCCAGAACTGCGTCAGCGCCTTGTTCTCAAACCCAATGCCAGCACCGCCATTGAAGCCTGGCACACGGTCGGTGACCTGCTCGACTGGTACGGCGACCGCATGGCCCGTGACCGGTCACTGTCGGACAAGCGTAAAGCGGGCGGCAAGACGGCCATTGCTTGCCACCTGAAGCCGCGTCTTGCTGACTTTCCAATCCGTGCCGTCAGCGCTCAGACCCTCGACCAGCTGTTGATGTGGCCAGTCCAAGCCATTCTGTCGCTGTCCTATGTGCAGCAACTCTATCGCTTGCTGTCTGCTGCGTTCAGGCAGGCCGCCAAGCTTGACCTGATTCCGTCGAACCCAATGGCCGACATGAAGTTCGGGCACTTCACCACGGCCCGCATCGCACCCAAGGCCGCGCGGTTGCGTGGCGTCCAGATTCCCGAAGTCCTGGCGCTGCTGGCCGGACAGTTCGACCCAGCCCCGGCCGATGCCATGCTCGCCCTGATGATGCTCTGCCACGGGACGCGCATAGGCGAAACCCGTCTGGCGCGCTGGGCCGATATCGCGCTGCCTGAGCGCGAATGGTTCATCCCGGCTGAGAACACCAAGACTCGGACCGAGCACCGTCTCCCGCTGACTGACCAGGTATGCAGTCTGCTTCGTCGTTACCGCGCCGCCCAGTTGGACAGCGGCTATCAAGGTGCCTACCTGTTCCCGAATCGCCGTGGGCTGCCACTGAGCGAGAACCAAGCAAGCGCAGTTTTCACCCGGTTGGGTCGCGGTGAATGGTCGAGCCACGATCTGCGCAAGGTTGCCCGGACTGCCTGGACAGACATCGGCATCGACGGGCACATCGGCGAGATGCTGCTGAACCACTCCCTCGGCAAGATCACCTCCACCTACATCAACACCCAGGCCACCGAGCAGCGCCGATTGGCTTTGGTGAAGTGGCACGAATGGTTAGATAGCCGTGGCTTCGCATCCATTCACGGGCAGACAGGTGTTAGATATGAAGAATCGCAAAATGACGTGCAGGCCTTGAAATACGTGGCTTGCGAGTCTATTCCGCACATTGTTAAGGGCGAGGTTTAAAAATGATGATTATGGTCGATTCCCGCCGAAAGCTGGCAGTCCAGCCAGGCGATATCAGTTCGATGCAGATGGTGCAGGGCATCGGTGGCCGCTGGATTCTGGAGCTGCATATGATCTCTGGCAGGGAGATCGTGATACCGGCCAGCAACGACCTCGGCAAAATCGATTTGAACGTGATCCATGCCCAGTTAATGGAGGCAAGCGAGTGAAGAAGAGCCACGGCCCAGCCTTCCGCAAGGTGATGAAGCCGCTCCGAGAGTGCCTCGACTGTCGCGGTACCGGCTTGGTAAACGGCGTGTTTCACCAGATGGACTGCGCCACTTGCAATGCCTCGGGCTGGGTCTGTGCCGAAACGGGCGAGGCGCTGCCGCTGGCTGATCTGGTGCTGCAACTGGGCATGAGGCTTCGGGCGTTGGAACGCGAGCTGGCCTTGGTCGATCAGCAGTCAGGCCCGCAGCAACAATACGAACAGAACAACCGCCGCGGTGCCGGTGGCTCGAATTACACAGGGGATTGATCAATGACTGTTTATAGCCGCCAAGAACGTAGCGTAGAAAACTTGCTTGAGCACTGGGGCCGCTGGGTAGTGCTGGGCTCGGGCGTGTCGTGCTGCGCCTCTCGCGAGAATGACATTGCTGACCCCATGATTACCGATGACGAGGCCCTGCTCATTGATTCCCTGGTTGGTCGGCTTCGTGATCGGTACCCAGAGTCAGGCAAGGTGATAATCGGTTACTACACCTCTCGCGACACGTCACTGTTCGCCGTTGGCAAGAAGCTCAAGTTCGGCGAGGAGAAGACCAGGCAGCTATGGAAGGTCGGAGTTGGCTGGATCGACGGCGCATTGGAATTCCGTAGAAAGGCAGCTTGACACCCCCGGTCCCGATCTATAGATTTCTCGTTACTTTGCGGTTTTTCCGCGAGCAAAGCCCAACCCTAGAGTTGGGCTTTTTGCTTTCTCCCTCTTTATAAGCCTCGCCATCGTGCGGGGCTTTTTCGTTTTTGGCTGCACCACACCCATTGCCCCGAGCTGGGAGTGCCGCTGCGGCCAACTTACATGTATGCGTTGTTGACCATAGCCAGGGTGGACCTTCGGGTGGGCCTGGACACCGATTAGCCGGTAGTGCGGTGTTACGAGAAAACACCGGCAGCCATCGTACCTTTGCTCCATCGACGGGGTAGCTCTGGCGGGCAGCGTGGGAAGACACGCATCTTATGCAGATGAATGCGCAGGCTGATGCGCAGAGAGCGGGATCCGATTCGATGGTGGACCGACAAGCCAACGCGTAGACGAATCAAGCCGGAGACCAGCACCGGCCATCTGCACCTATTCCGAGCCTCGGCATTTGCCGGGGTTTCTTTTGTTTAACGCTCCCCGAAAGGGAGGACACCGGATGCCAAACATGCCTGAAAAGCCAGATACATGGGCGGCGCTCTGGGTCGCTCTTTCGAACCCACTCTGGCAGGGCGCGATCATGGCGATCCTCATCTCGTGCTTGCGCATCCTGTACGACGCCAAAGAAACCAGTAAGCGCCGGATGATCTTCGAGGCGCTTATCTGTGGTGGCTTGTCGCTGTCGGCCAGTAGCGTCATTGAGTGGATGGAGTGGCCTTCGAACCTGTCAGTCGCTGCTGGTGGTGCCATTGGCTTTCTCGGTGTGACAGCCATCCGCGAACTGGTCACCCGCTTCATTGGCCGCAAGGTGGATTCGGTATGAAAGCTTTTGCCGTTGCACTCATCGTTGCTCTGGTCGCCTTCCTGCTGATCGGTTTTCAGCAGTACCGATACCTTGGGTTGGAAGGCACGCTCACGGTAGAGACCAAGAGCAAGAACGAAGCGATTGAAGCCAACAAGGTTAGCCAGGCCACCATCACCACCCTCCGCGACGAGGCCAAGCGCAATGCCGACTATCGGGCCGACCTGAATAAGCGCCTCAAAGACAGCGAACAGAAAGCCCTGAAGGCAAGGAAAGACTTTGATCAACTCAAGCGCACCAGCAAGCCTGTTCGTGATTGGGCTGCTCAGCCTTTGCCTGACGGCCTGCGCGGGAAGCCCGCAGCCAGTGGTAACAAAGACAACAGCAGTAAGGCTCGAACCCCCTGAGCTGATCCCGTGTGAGCGGATCACTGAGAGCGAGGACGACCTCGCACTCAATGGTGACCTATGGGCGTTGAAGGATCGGGCAGTGAACCTGCTGGACACATGCGCCGATCAGGTGGACGCCCAGATCGTACGCAGCAAGAGCAAATAGATTCATGGGACCGTAGCTCAGTTGGTTAGAGCAGCTCCCTGCGGTACAGATCCTGTGTGCCGTAGACGCGATGCGGGTCGGAGGTTCGAATCCTCCCGGTCCCCGCTTACTGGAAGGCCGCAAGGCAGAACTAAAACGAGGCGTCGGTGCACGCCTACCTGAAGAACGAACGACCTGACGCGCAGGGTAATCAGTCGGCAGGGAACCAGTGAGGCACACATCAATGTACGACATGCGCTCGTGAAGAAGTCCTGGTCAGTCACAGCGCCAGGCTATCCACCATTCCCCATGATCATGCAAGAAGACCACGACCACGCTGGAGCACTGGCATTCGCCCAGGGCATCTGGCCTAACGTAACCGTCGAGTGAACCCATGACCAAAGTAATCGAGATCGTTGTTGTCGGTGATACCGGCTCTGGCAAGTCGCATGTGCTGGACCTGTTGGCCCGCGCTCTACGTGCCGAGTACGGCATTCATGCGCAGATCACGTCGCACGAACTGTCGCTCGAAAGGGGGCTCGGCCATGAACTGCTGAAGCCCCGCATTGGCGACACCATCTTCAATCTGCGCGAGCAGGGCTCGGCCAGCTCCAGCAAGAATGGCGAAATGAAGATCAGCGTGGATACCTCGGAGCTGGTGTCGATCCTTGATAGGGCTGAAGCAATTCATGGCCAGGTAGTGAGCGCCGCGCTTGATCCGCTGGAGCAGGCCATCCAGTGCACGGCTCAAGTGATGCGCGATGAGCGCGAGGCGATGACTGAGCTTTGCAAGCGCCTGGATCAGGGAATGCAGGCTAGCTCGCTGCATGACCGCATGGGCCGCCACCTTGACCAACTGCTTGCTGAGCAGTTGAAGCGGATGGCTACCGATGAAACGCTCTGATCAGTCTCGCCTCAGTTACCTGCTGTCGGCTCGCCCTCTGATCATCAAGCAGGACGGTGCTTATGTCTGCTTGCACGACGCATTCAGTGGTGAAGTGCTGGGCGGTCAGATCCGTGTGTCTTTGCACCAGGAGCCTGACTCGCTCGCCGTTCTGAGGGTTGAGTTCTCGGTCGATGGTGAGATGGTCCGGCTGGAGGGTAAGTGATTGGCTCGCCCATGTCGGTCCTTCGGTTGCCCTGAGCTGGTCAAGACAGCGGACCAGAAGGGCTATTGCGATAAGCATGCCGAGCTCAGGTCAGGCTGGAGCAAGCGGGAAGACAGGTCAGGCAGCACGACCTCCCGGAACTACGGACACGCTTGGCGCATCCAGCGCGCTCGAATTCTCAAGCGTGACCACTACCTTTGCCAGTTGTGCGCAAGGTCGGGCCGGGTTCAGTCAGCGAACGAGGTTGACCACGTGATCAGCCGTGCAAATGGCGGAACCGAGGACGATGGCAACCTCCAGTCACTGTGCGGGCCATGCCACAAGGCCAAAACGGCGTCGGAAAAGGGCAAACCGGTCGGTTCTGGTCGCGAATCTCGCGAATGAGAACGAATCGCAGGGGGAGGGGCAAAAGTTCAGGCCTTTCGTTGACATGACCGTCCCCTTGGCCTTTTACACGCGCCCGCGAAAAATGAATTTCAGGAGTTGAGCGAATGCCGGGGGTCAAGGGGCGCTCCGGCCGTCGCCCGAAACCCACGGCCAGCAAGGAGTTGGCCGGGAATCCCGGCAAACGAAAACTAAACAAAGATGAGCCCAGTTTTGAGCTTGTCACCAATATCGACCCCCCGGAGTGGCTATGTCCGAACTCACAAGAGATGTGGGCCCGGGTCGTTCCGGCGCTCCTGGCTGAAAAGGTCTTGTGCGTCACCGATCTGCATAACGTCGAGGCGTTCTGTACTGCCTACGCCAACTGGCGGGCGTCACAGGCTTCGGTCGTGCAGTTCGGCATTGTCGTCACCTCGGCGATGGGGTCGCCCATCAAAAATCCTGCGCTCACCGCCGCGAAAGAAGCGATGGCGCAGATGGTCACCTTCGGCTCGCTGCTTGGGCTCGATCCGTCGAGCCGCACGCGACTTGTAGGGGCCAAAAAGACCGGCGAAGCCAACCCCTTTGGCTCACTACTCAACGGATAACCATGGCCTTCAAATACCCGAACGTCGAAGCGGCGAACCGCTGGGCGCGCGCGGTGATTCGTGGCCAGGTTCCAGCATGTCGCTACGTCCGGTTAGCCTGTCAGCGCCACATAGATGACCTGATCAAAAGTAAGTCGGCCAGCTTCCCGTACAAGTTTGATCCGAAGAAGGCAGAGAAATACCTGAAGCTTGCTCAGTTGATGCCGCACGTCAAAGGCGAGTGGGCTCGCAAGCGTCAGCTGATCACCTTGGAGCCTTGGCAAAAGTTTGGTCTGGCTGCGACCTTCGGCTGGGTCAAGAAGCGGTCCGGCCTGCGCCGTTTCCGCGAAAGTTACTGGGAAGTGCCGCGCAAGAATGGCAAAAGCGTGATTGCCGCGTCGGTTGGCATCGGCATGTTCGTTGCTGATGGTGAGTTCGGCGCCGAGATCTACAGCGGTGCGACCACCGAAAAGCAGGCCTGGGAGGTTTTTCGCCCGGCCCGACTGATGGTCCAGCGCTCACCGATGCTGATGGAGGCCGCGGGCATTGAGGTTAACGCCTCGAATATGAGCAAACCCATCGATGGCAGCCGCTTCGAGGTCGTCATTGGCAACCCTGGCGACGGTGCTTCGCCCAGCTGCGCCATTGTCGACGAGTATCACGAACACGATACCGCCGCTCTGTACGAAACGATGGTCACCGGTATGGGCGCCAGGCTCCAGCCGTTAATGTTCATCATCACCACTGCGGGCAGCAACATCGAGGGTCCGTGCTACGAAATGCGCCGCCGCGTCATCGAGATGCTCGAAGAAACTGTGACCGATGATGAGTTGTTCGGCTGGATCTGGACGATTGATGAGGGCGACGACTGGACAGACCCCCGAGTCATGGCCAAAGCCAACCCAAATATGGGCGTGTCGGTGTACCAGGAGTACCTCGAAAGCCAGCAATTGAAGGCCGTCAAGAACGCCAGTTTCCAAAACACGTTCAAAACGAAGCATTTGAACGTGTGGGTTTCGGCCCGAGCGGCCTACTTCAACATGGAAGCATGGAGTGATTGCTCCGATCCGACGCTGGCCTTCGAGGATTTCGAGGGTTCGGAATGCCTGATGTGTCTCGACCTGGCATCCAAGACAGACATTTGCGCTCGCGTGAACCTGTTCTATCGGATGATCGATGGCGTCCTGCATTACTACAGCATTGCCCCGCACTTCTATTTGCCAGAGGACACGATCCAGCACGGCAAGGAGAGGGCGGTGGTGGAGCGGTATCAGAAGTGGCTCAACCAGGGTGTGCTTACCGGTTGCGATGGTGCAGAGGTCAGCTTCAATCAGGTTCGAGACGAGTTGCTCGACGATGCGAACAAAGTCGCTCTGACTGAGATACCCCACGACGAATGGGGCGCGTTTCAGATTGCCCAGGACTTTGAAAGCCATGGGCATACGCCCGTGAAGATCCCGAAAACCACCAAAACGTTTTCGCCGGCCATGAAAGAACTCAACGGCGCGATTCTCAGCGGCCGCTTTCACCATGACGGCAACCCGATTCTGGGCTGGATGATGGGCAACGTGACGGCAAAACCGGACGCCAACGAGAATGTGTTCCCACGAAAGGAAAAGAACGCCAGCAAGATCGACGGCGCGGTAGCGCTTTTGATGGGCGTCAACCGCGCAATGATGCTGTGCAATGTTGCCAGCGTTGATGATTTCCTAAACAAACCATTGAGCATGTAATGGCAGATACCGACTACAGCATTGACCTGCGCACCCGTAGCCCTTTCTGGGCGCGCATGGCGAGCTTCTTCGTCGGGGGCCGCCTCGTTACGCCGGAAAAAGGTTCGCAGCTTGGACCCGTATCCGCGTCGGGCGTGGTCGGCGACTCCATCGTCAACGACGAACGCTCGCTTCAGATATCTACCGTTTTCGCCTGCGTGCGCTTGATTTCGAGCGTGACGGCCGGCCTGCCGCTGGATATTTACGAGACCGTTGGCGACGACCGCAAGAAGGTTGGGCTCGATAACCCGCTGGCCCGTCTGCTTTGTTACAGCCCAAACATGTACATGACCGCGCTGGAGTTCCGCGAGGCCATGACGATGCAGCTCGCCTACTACGGCAATGCCTACGCACTCATTGAGCGCAACAGCGCCGGTGATGTGATCAGCATGATTCCGCTTATGTCCGTCAACATGGACGTAAAGCTGGAGAACAAGCGGGTGGTCTATCGCTACAAGCGCGATACCGAGTATGCGGATTTCAAGCCTTCGGAGATATTCCACCTCAAGGGCTTCGGCTTCAACGGCCTCGTAGGCTTGTCGCCCATCGCATTCGCTGCCAAGACCGCCGGGGTCGCTGTGGCGATGGAAGATCAGCAGCGCGACTTCTACGCGAACGGTGCGAAGTCGCCTCAGTTGTTGATGACTGGCGACGGGAAGATGCTCAACAAGGAGCAGCGCGGCCAGCTTGAAGAGAATTTCAAGGAGATAGCCGGCGGTCCGGTCAAGAAGCGTCTTTGGATTCTAGAGGCCGGGTTCACGACCCAGGCTATCGGGGTAAGCCCGCAGGACGCGGAAACGATGGCCGCCCGTAAGTTCCAGGTCAGTGAGCTGGCCCGGTTCTTCGGTGTGCCGCCGCACCTGGTGGGCGATGTCGAGAAATCCACCAGCTGGGGTTCCGGCATTGAGCAGCAGAACCTCGGGTTTCTCCAGTACACGCTGTCGCCTTACATCAATCGTTGGGAGCACGCTCTGCAGCGTTGGATCGTGAAGCCGGCCGATGTCGGTAAGTACCACGCTGAGCACAACCTCGAAGGCCTGCTGCGCGGCGACTCGACTGCCCGTGCCAACTTCCTGAAAACGCTTGTCGACACCGGTCTCATGACCGTCAACGAAGGGCGACGTCTCGACAACCGGCCGGCGCTCCCGGGTGGTCAGGTGGCCACGCGACAAAGCCAAAACATACCACTTGATCAACTTGGCAAAACAAACCCCGCCCCTGGCGGGGTTTAGTTTTTCTGGAGTCAGCAAATGTCCAACATTCAAAAGACCCTGGCCTTTGACCAGGCGTCGATCAAGTTTGCATCCGGTGGTGCGCAAGGTGTTTTCGAAGGCTATGCCAGCGTGTTCGGTGTGGTCGACAGCGACGGCGACATCATCCAGCCCGGCGCCTTCGGCAATGCTCTCAAGACCCAGTCCCGGGCTGTGGCGATGTTCTTCAATCATCGCCGGAACGAAATTCCAGTCGGTAAATGGCTCGATTTGGCAGAGGACAGCACAGGTCTGCATGTCCGTGGCGAGCTGACACCGGGCAATCCCCAGTCAGACGCGCTCAAGGCCGCGATGATTCACGGCACCGTGGGAGGTATGTCGGTCGGATTTTCGGCCGCCAAGGGCGACATCTCCCCGATTGCGACCGGGTACTCGTTCAAGAGCGTCTCGCGGCTCAGCGAAATCAGCATCTGCACGTTCCCCGCGAACGAGCAGGCAACCGTCTCTGCGCTGAAAAGCATGGAGGCCATTGAAAGTATCCGCGATGCGGAAAACTGGTTGAGGGATTCGGCCGGCCTTTCCAAGTCCGAGGCGCTGGCGTTCATCGCCCGCATTAAGTCCGCAGTTCGGAGCGATTCCGAAGGTGGCGAAATCACCGCGATCCTTGATCGCATCAAGTCCTTCCCATCTGTAGGAAAATAACCATGTCCGAATTGGCCCAAATCCAGAAAGCCATCGAAGACGCGCAGTCGAACATGACTCAGCTGTTCGACGCGCAGAAGAAAGAAATCACCGAAACCGGTGTGATCAGCAAGAAGCTGCAAACCGATCTGGCTACCGTCCAGGAAGAACTGACCAAATCAGGCACCCGCTTGTTTGACCTGGAACAGAAGCTGGCCAGCGGCAGCCTGGACGATCAGGACAATAAAAAGTCCTTCGCCGAGCAGACAGCCATCGACCTGCAGAAGTCGTGGGACGGCAAATCGTCCGGCAAGGTTGATGTGAAGAGCTTCAACAAGCAGCTCGGCAGCACCGCGGCTTCGGCTGGCGCGCTGATCGACCCGCAGCGTAACGCCGGTATTCTCATGCCTGGCCTGCGCCGCCTGACTATCCGGGATCTTCTGGCGCAAGGTCGCATTTCGTCGAACTCCCTGGAATACGTCCGCGAGAACGTTTTCACCAATGGCGCTGCGCCGGTTGCTGAAGGCGCATTGAAGCCTGAGTCGAACCTTACGTTCACCAAAGAAACCGCGAACGTGAAGACCATTGCTCACTGGATTCAAGCATCTCGCCAGGTGATGGACGACGCTCCGATGCTGGAGTCGTACGTTAACAACCGTCTGCTGTTCGGTTTGGCGCTGGTCGAAGAAGGCCAGTTGCTGAACGGCGACGGCACCGGTGACAACCTGGTGGGCCTGAACAAGGTAGCGACCGCCTACGACGCCGCTCTGAACGTGACCGGTGACACCCGCGCTGACAAAATCGCGCACGCGATCTTCCAGACCAGCGAGTCTGAGTTTGAAGCCTCCGGGATCATTCTCAACCCGCGCGACTGGCACGCTATCGCGCTGCTCAAGGATGCGGACGGCCGCTACATCTTCGGCGGCCCGGCTGCATTTGCGGCGAAGGTCATGTGGGGTCTGCCGGTTGTTGCAACGAAGGCGCAGGCGCTGGGCACCTTCACGGTTGGTGGTTTCGACCTGGCATCTCAGGTTTGGGACCGCATGGATGCAACAGTTGAAGTCAGCCGCGAAGACCGTGACAACTTCGTCAAAAACATGCTGACCATTCTGTGTGAAGAGCGTCTGGCACTGGCTCACTATCGCCCGACTGCAATCATTACCGGGCCGTTCGCAACCGTCTGATAACTAGGGTCGGGGCAGGCAACTGCCCCGTCATCGTCATGAAGAAAATCCGCGCTTTGCGCCAGTTCTCGCATTACCACGCGGGCAACTTCGATCAGTTCGAAGAGCGTCCGGTTGACGACGCCATTGCCGAAGCGCTGGTGGGTATGGAACTCGCCGAGATTATCGACGAGCCAGAATCGGACGCGCCGCCGTCCAAGACCAACAAGAAACCCGGCGTTAAAGAGGTCAAGTGATGATCGATCTATCGCTGATCAAGTTGCATTTGCGCGTCGATGGCGACGAAGAGGACGGCCTGATCGGGTCATATCTCAGTGCTGCCGTTGAATACGTGCAACAGCACTGTGATCGGCGGCTGGTCGATGTCCCTGAAGGGCCTGAACAGATGGCGCTCACCGACGACGTGAAGCAGGCAATCCTGCTGCTGGTGGGTCACTGGTACGCGAACCGTGAAAGCGTCGTCGTCGGCGTAAGTGCGGCTGAAGTCCCAATGGGAGTGCCTGCACTCTTGTGGACAAGGAAGCGTTTCTGATGCGCGCCGGGCCCTTGCGTCACCGGTGTGAAATCCAGAATCGACAGCGCGTTCCCGATGGTGCCGGCGGCAACGCTGAAGCTTGGGTGAAAGTTGGCGAGATGTGGGCAGAAATCGCCATGCCCACCGGCCGTGTTGCTGTTGTCGCTGATCAGCTAACCGGAGTGGTAACTGCCGAGATCCGAATCAGGCCGCGTTCTGATGTCGTTGCCCAGATGCGCCTGGTACATAAAGCCACCACCTACCTGATCGAGGCGGTTCTGCCTGATAACGAGCGCTCCATGCTTCGGCTGCTGTGCTCCAACGTTCCACATCCATGAGGTATTTCCAATGAAAGTACGAGCACTGGCCGGATTGTCTGGCCCGTTTGGTTCGAAGCTGTCCGGTGATGAGTTCACCGTCGCAGCGGACGTCGGCAAAGATCTGATTGATCGCAAGCTTGCTGAAGCTGTGACCGAAGCAGCGGCGGCGAAGGTCGACCCGAAAGCCAAAGGCGGTGACGCCAAGGAGTAACCATGGCTCGCCGCTCGCGTCTCGACGGTGATTTCAAGCTTCGCAAAACGCTTCGGAACATCCACACCACGCTTGATAACGAGCTACGCGGGGCGATGCAGGAAGCAGCCAACATCGTGCTGGCCGCTCAGCAGGAACTGATCCCGAAGGACACGGGCGAAGCCGCTGCGGCACTCACCGCGTTTGTTTCGAAAAGTGGTCTGGACGCGCAGATTGGTATTCGGGGCAAGAAGAACAACAAGGACCTTTATTACATGCGCTTTGTTGAGCATGGCACCAAGGGTTACAGCGGCGATAAGCGTGCAGGGAACCGAAAGAGACGTGACACCAACAAGTCGAACGGTGGCACCTTCTTTGGCAAGTATCCCGACATCCCGGCCCGGGCCGCCCACCCATGGTTGCGTCCGTCGTACGACATGAACAAGGAAGACATCGTGCGAATCATTGAAGGCGCCATCAGCTCTACGCTGGCGCGCGCCGCGGGGGAGCTTGGCAATGGCTGATCCATCTGTTGCGCTGCAGGTAGCACTCTACCAGCTGCTCACCTCGGCGCTGACGGTGCCGGTTTATGACTCGGTGCCGGAAGACACGCCGTACCCGTATGTCGTGATTGGCTCCGAGATTGCCAGCAACGCTTCGCCGCTGTCTGGCAAAAAACGTGAAGACCGGCTGCTGTACCTGAGTGTCTGGTCTGACTATCAGGGCCAGTCCGAAGTGAAGCGGATCAATGCCGAAATCGCTGGGGCCTTGGACGGCGTCAAGCTTCCATTGAGCACGGGCAGGGCGGTTGCCATTCGCGTGCTCAGAACTTCTTCAAACCGCGAGCCAGACGGGCGTACCTACATGGGCGCCGTCACCCTCCGAATCATCACCCAGCACTAACCGACACGCCGCCACGCGGCTCTATCACCTGTCCTCAGGAGGACTACCCATGCCTATCAATACCGGCGCTGGCACGCGACTTTATATCGGTCCACGCCTCACCGCGAAGCTGCCTGTTGTTGAAGCGGCCGCGATCACCTTGCTGTCAGGCCTGACCTATGTCGAGGTCGGCGAGCTTGAGAGCATCGGCGACTATGGCGACAGCACGAACGACGTGACTTTCGCTGGCCTGGCCGCTGGCCGAGCAGAGCATCTCAAGGGTCTGGCAGATGCCGGTCAGTCTGAACTCTCCATCGGTTTTGACAAAGGCGATGCCGGTCAACTGGCGCTGGTCCAGGCTTATCTTGATCGCTCGCGCTACGACTACCCGATCAAGGCTGTGTACGTAGACGGCAACACCGACTACTTCGCTGCGAAGGTCATGAGTAACAAGAAGACCGGCATCAGCGTTGAAGGCGTTGTGAAGCGCACCGTCACTCTGGGCATCAACTCGCAAATCTACGAAGTAGAAAGCGAGTAATCCCGCCTTACGTCGCCGCACATTGCGGCGGCGTACACCATCCAAAAATCTGTTAGAGAGTGCCTCCCATGTCCAAGACTGACCACGGTACCGTTGTAGTAACCGCCGGCAATATCACCTTCACCCTGAAGCCAACCCTGCGCGCGTTCCGCGATATCCAGCGCCACTTCGGCGGTGTCATCGACGCGATGCAATCGTTGGGTCACGCGAACATCAGCACCATTGCTTTGATCGTTGCCGCTGGCACCGGTGTCGACACTGGCAAGCGCAAAGACGTTGAAGGGGTTGAAGAGCAAATCTTCGAAGCTGGCTTCAGCGCGGTTTCTTCCCAGGTGCTGCCATACCTGCAAGCGCTGCTGAATCCGGCGGGCAAGACCAACGAAGAAATCGAGAAGGAAAAAGAGGAGGCGGCGGGAAACGCGTAAAAGCGGGCCCCGACGTAGATCCTGTTGATCTGATCTTCAAAATCGCTACCGGGTGGCTTGGATGGCCGCCCAGCCAAGCGTGGGATACACCCATGGTTGAAACGTTGATGGCCTGGGATTCAAAGCGTCAGTTCATGATCGATACGAATCCCAACGGCAGCGGTGAAACCACAACCAAGCAGTCAAAGGTTCAGGTGGCCAAGGACGCACGCATGGGCTTCAGGGTCGCTGCTATGAGCAGGAAGGCAGGGTAGAGATACTGCTGTTTTGATTGCGGCTTGATAGGGGTGTTAGATTGCCGCCTTCACACGGAGGTTGCGTTATGAAAGTGGTAGTTGCTCTGTTGCTCGCCCTGATCGTCCTGATCCTTGCGCCTTGGCTTATATGGTTTTTCGCAGCTGGTGCGGCGGTCTACGGGATAGTTCTCGGCATCGTCGCTGTGGTTTCTGTCTTGCTTATGGTCGGAAGTGTTCTCTGGCCGCTTTTCAAAGCATGGAATTCGAGACGGCGCGTCGCTGCACAGATCCAGGAAGGAAACAGGATTTTTCGTGAAAAATATGCCGCACAGAATTTGGAATTAGAGGGCGCGCTTGATTGGGTTGATGACCTCGACGACTCCAGAAGGCCCTGTGGTAAATGCCAAATGGAGATGAAATCTAGCGCCGCGCGCTGCCCGTCTTGCGGGCACAAAGTGAAAACTACAGATACTTAGTCGTCTGATACTAGGCGACGAATAACAGGCCCGCCATGAGCGGGCTTCTTTTCGCCTGGAGAAAAGTACATGGCTGATGCCGACGTTCAAGGCATGTTGATTCGCATTGAGGCGACAACGGCGCAGCTTCGTCAGGAAATTGCGCGCGGTGAATCAGCGGTTGCGCAATCTGCTGGGAAAATGGACACAAGCCTTGGTCGTATCGATAACGCGTTTGACCGTGCGGGGTCCAGCGCTCAAAGCGCGTCAGGTGCGATCAAAAGCGCGATTGCAGCAGCGGTAAGTGCCGCTTCCATCGGCACCATCATCAAAGCTGCCGACTCATATTCTCAAATGTCCGACCGTATCGGCCTGGCCACCAAAAGCTTTTCTGAATACAACACCGTCCAAGAGCGTTTGCTCGCCACTGCCAACCGGACCTATCGGCCACTTGAGGAGGCGCAGGAGCTTTACATACGCACTTCTGACAGCCTGCGGTCTATGGGGTTAAGTGCTGCGCAGTCCATGGATGTGATGGACAGCTTCAGCTATCTCTTGGTGACTAACTCGGCTTCTGCAGACAAAGCGAAGTCAGCTATCGATGCGTACTCAAAGTCGCTTCAAACTGGGAAGGTTGAAGCCGATTCTTGGCAAGCGATCCTCGCCGCGATGCCTACCATCGTTGATACGCTCTCAAAATCGACGAGCAAGTCTGCTGAGGAAATCCGGAGCCTCGGCGCACAAGGCAAGCTCAGTCTAGACACTTTGACTCAGGGCTTGCGGAAGAGCGCTGAGGCCAACGGCTTGCTTGCCGACAGCATGGGCGTGGCCGTGCGCGATGCAATGGTGGCGCTCAACAACGCCTTCACCGTGTACATCGGTCAGCTCAACGAAACAACTGACGGCACTGGCCTACTGGCGTCCGGAATTTCGGTGCTGGCAGACAACTTTGGAACAATTGCCGAGGTTGCCGGTGTCGCTGCGGTTGGTGCGTTGGCAGCTTATGCGCGGGGGCTTGCTGCCTCGGCTGCGGGTGCAGTGCTTGCGACCAAGGCGGCTATCGATGACGCAATGGCTCGGCGCGCCCAGGCTACCGCCGTATTGCTCGCCGCTCAGGCCGATCAGCAGAAGGCGCAGACAGCAGTATTCCTGGCTGAGAAAGAGCTGGCCGCATCGAAAACCCGTATCAGCGGTATGGCTGTTGAGAAACAGCTGAGCATCCAGCTGGCCGAAGCTCGCATGATCGAGGCCCGTGCCACCACTGCGCTTGGCGCTGCTCAGGGCGCAATCGTTGGCACTGGTCGAACGTTGCTTGGCTTACTTGGCGGCCCTGCAGGGATTGCTTTTCTTGCCGTCGGCGCTGCCACCGCGTTTCTCACGCTCCGCGATAACACCAGCGCGCTTGAGAAAAAACTAGGTGATCTTTCTGACCCCATCGAAAAGCTCACCAAGCGGTTCAATGAACTTGATCGGGCTGGCAAGTCGGTAACTCTGCGCGGCCTTCAGGAAACAATTTCCGATACTCAGGGAAAGGTCGCTCAGATGTCGGGCGCAATGGCCGACAAGTTCGAGAATGACCTCCGTAACATGGGCGCGGCGGGTGCAGACGGCCTGATGGCAGGGCTGGTTAGTCTGCCAGAAGACACTCAGGCCGCACTTGATTTGGTGCGCAAGGCCTCTAAAGACCAAGCTTCCGGCATCGTGGTTGATTGGAAGGCTGTGGCCGACGAGCTGCGCCTTGTTCCCGGCGTTACCGAGGCAATGGCCGTTGCGATCGAAGAAAGCGGCACGTCCTCGGCGTCCGCGGCTGCTCAACTCAACAAGCTCAAGGAGACGGTTTCCCAGCTGACTGGTGAAACCAACGCGCTCACCCAGGCCGAGCGCGAAAACGCTGCTGCGAAAGCGGAAGCTGCCGGCGTTGGCCAGAAATACCTGGAGCAGTTGCAAAAGCAGCTTGCCACCTCCCAGGATAAAACCGCCGTAGAGGCCGCCAATCGTTTCATTTCCGAGAACAAGCTTCTCACCCAAGAAATGGGCGCCGAGATCCTCAAGGTTGCGGCGGCGAAGGACGCCCAGAAGGCTGCAGACGAAGCGGCAGCCAAGGCCACTAAAAGTGGTAACAGCGCTGCCAAAGAAGCCGCCACCGAGGCGAAGAACCAAGCCAAAGCGCTCGCAGACCTCAAAACCCAGGCCGATATGACCATCGCTTCTGCGACTGGTCTTTCCGCCGCGTATCTCGACGGCACGGACAAGTCCCGCGAGTTTGGGCTGCAACAAAAGATCGATGAAGCGGTTCTCAAGACTGGAGCCGCTGCTCGCCAAGAGGTCATCGACAAGCTTACCGCGCAGCTCAATGCTCAAGATAAGTTGAATGTCAGCAAAGCTGCGTTTGATCTTCAGGCTGAAACCGCCGATCTGATCGCCCAGGCCAAGGCCACTCTCCAGGGTGCTGACGCACTGGCGGCGTACAACCTCCAAAAGTCGATGACCGTCGCCCTTGCTGGGAAAAATATCGAGGTTGGCAGCAAGGAATATCAGCAGCTACTGGCGGCGAACAAGGCCCAGCAGGATGCCGTTAAGATCGCCAAGCAGGCTGCCGATGCGGGCGGGATCGTGGATCGCTTGTATCCCGAGGCGAAGCTGCTGCGGGAATACACGCTTGAGCAGGACAAACTCAATGCTGCGATGACGCTCTATCCGGCAAACGCGGCGCAATACCAAGGCGCGCTTGCCAGGCTCGGCCAGGAATACGAGATAAACCGCAGTAAGGCGACCGTCTGGGGGCAGATGACAGAGGCCGCAGTTGATCGTATCGACGATGCCTTTGCCGATATGTGGAAGTCCGTGCTGAGCAAGTCCGGCAATTTCATGGATACGCTCAAGAACAGTTTCCGGCAGTTCCTCGCCGAAATGCTGCACATGGCGATTACCAAGCCAATCATCGTTCAGCTCAGCTCTTCTTTGGGGGTTGGGGGGATGTCCGGGCAAGCTTCGAGCTTACTGGGCGGCGGCGGTGCTGGCGGTGGAATCAATCTTGAAAGCGTCTGGGACGGGGTTAGCGGAGCTTACAGCGTTGCAACTTCTGGCTTCGGCGGTGCGGTAGGTGCTGGCTGGACTGCGGGCGAAGGTTTCTTGGGCGGTGTCCAAGGCGCGTTCAAGGCTGGTTCCGGCTATCTGAGTTCGGGCATCAGCAGCTTGTTTGCTAGCAGCTCAAGCGGCGCCATGGTCAATGGCGTTTACCAGATGGGGGCCAGCGGCGGCGCTGCTACGGTCGATCTCATCAGCAATACCGTGACCAGCAGCACCGGCGCCGTGACGGGTACCGCTTCTGCCGCGACAACGGCGGCCACCACGGGCCTGGCTGCATCCAGCGCTTTAATGTACGGAATCGGCGGAGCCATCCAGGGCTATCTCAAGGCGGGCGTTAAAGGCGCCGTTGCTGGTGCTGGCGGCGCTGTGGCTGGCGCCTATGCCGGTGCTGCCATTGGATCTGCAGTTCCTATCATCGGTAACGTAATCGGCGCAGCAATCGGCGCTGTACTCGGTGGGATGTTCGGCTCTTCTTTGTTCGGGGGGGAGTGGATCACCAAGGATGAGGGCTTTCAGCTCGGTGTTGCCGATGGCGAACTGGAATCCTATGGTTTTGAGTACCAGAAGAAAAAGGGCGGGCTTTTCAGCAGCAACAAAAAGCGCACCAATATCAAAGCGCTCGATCCAGAGCTGCAGGTGGCATTGGATAAAACCTATGCAGCCACGCTCGGTACGGTCATCGGGCTGTTCGATAGCCTTGATGTCGAGCTCAACGACGCGGTGCTTGATGGCCTGAACGTCGCGGCGATTCAGATCAGCACCAGGGACAAGACCGCCGAGCAGATCCAGGAGGAGATAGCCAAGTGGTTTACCGGCCTAGGTGATGCTGCTGCGGTCGAAATCAACAAGGTCACCAACACCGGGTTCGGAAAGGAGCTCAATCTTGAGTACCTAACTGGGTTTGTGAACAACCTGTACAGCGTCAACTCTAGCCTGAAGATGATCGGCGTCGGCATGGTCAGCTTCGATATCGTCGGCGGGCGAGCGGTTGAGCACCTGGTTGCGCTCGCTGGCGGCGTCGATACGCTGAACAAGAACATAACGGCGTACTACGACAACTTCACCACAGACACTCAGAAAGCAGCCGATACCCTGGATGGTGTTCGAGCTCAGTTCGCAGCTATGGGTGTCGCCTTGCCAGCGACGCGCGAAGGGTTTGCGGCTGCGGTCAGGGCGATCGATGTCACCTCTGAAAGTGCTCGAGTGACATTCAATGCGATGACGGCAAACGCTGAACAGGCGGCTGCGGCCTACGCAATCCTTGAGCAGCGAGAGGCCGCTTATCGCTCGGCCTTCTTCACTGAATCAGAGCAGACCGCGTTCTCTATCAAGTCGACTACTGATCAGCTCAAGGCATTGGGTGTCACTCTGCCAGGTACTCGCGATGAGTTCCGGTCCATGGTTGAGGCGGCCAAGAAGGACACCTCGACCGCTGGCCAGGCGCTTTATGATTCGTTGATGAGCGTTGCTGGCGCTGCAGGCACAGCCTTCGACTCGATGGAGGAAACGGCCAAAGCATCTGCGGAAGCGGCAAAGGTCGCCGCTCAGGAGATCGCAGACGCGATTGCTGCAGCGCTAAATCTGGCGGTGACGAACGACTTCGCAACTGTTCAGCGCTCCATCGCTGCACAGCAGAAAGCCGCGACGGCAGCCTACAACGCAACCAACGCCTCGCTCAGCGATATGTCGGCGACCGCGTCGAAGGCTGTCAGCGGACTGTCGTCAGTTGGGAACTCGCTCGAAGGCGCAATGAAGTCTTTGCGCGGCACGTCTGACGATGCCGTGAAAATGCTTCAGTCGCAGGCCCGGGCAACGCTGCAGTCGGCGTTGGCCACCGCCCGTGCTGGCGGATCGCTGGTCGGCTTCACTGGCCTGGAAGACGCGCTCGATACGGTCAGCGATAACAACACCGACCTGTATGCGTCGATGGACGATTTCGCCCGAGACCAGGGCCGCACTGCGAACGTCGTCGCCGAACTGAATGCCATAAATGGCAAGCAGCTGTCAGCTGCCGAGAGGCTCCAGGCCAGTCTTGAAGAACAGATCAAGATTGCCCAGGACGATTACAAGCTAGCGATGGACCGTTTGGACAATGACTTGGCGAACGCTCAGGCGCAGATGGATGCCTTCAACGGGATCGATACGTCGATCAAAAGCGTTGAGGCGGCGATCAAGGCGCTGAACGGCTCACTGGTTGCTGCTCTCGCCGCCAAGCCTGTGACCGGTGCTGGAAGTGCAATAGCGAACAGTGCCGCGAACAACGGCACCGTGGTCGACACGCTCTACCAGCAGCTCTTCGGTCGCGAGGCTGACGCCGGCGGGAAGCAATTCTGGGTTGATCAGCTGGCGTCGGGCGCAAGCACTTATCAGGACATCGTGGACCGCATGACCCAGTACGCAAGTGCTGGCGATAAGGCCTATATGGCAGGCGGCAAGACTCCGGCCTATGCCTCTGGCGGGCTGGTCTCCGGACCCGGTACCGGCACCAGCGACAGCATCATGGCCCGGCTTTCAAACGGCGAGTACGTAATACGCGCTGGCGCGGTCCAGGCCTACGGCACTGACTTCCTCGATCAGATGAACAGCCTGCAGGTTCCGGCCTTCGCGGTGGGCGGTCCGGTGCTTGATGTCGCGGGACCGGTTCGCATGGCCGCATCTCAGCAGCCATCGGGCCAGATGCAAGGCTACGAAGAGTTCCTGGAAGAGCTTCGCGGCCTGAGCAAGGAAGTGAAAGAGCAGCGCGCTTACTTACGCCAGACCACCGTCAACACGGGCCGCACAGAGACGCACCTCGACGCCATCCGGACTGTCGGCCTGAAAGCTATGGAGGATTAATGGACGTTATTGATCAGGTGGATATAACGGCCGCGATGCTGGTGACGAACGTGCCGCTGACAGAGCCTGGGGCTACCGACTGGGTAGCTGGGAGTTATGCCCTCGGCGCCAAGGTCATCAAGAATCGGCACGTTTGGGAATCTCTGGTGGCGGCCAACACCGCCATTCCAGGGGAGGAAATCGCTACTGCGCTTAGCCCGCTCAAGTGGCTCGACACCGGCGCTATCAACGCCATGCGCATGTTCGACAAGGGCGCCGCGCAGTTGGTGGGGGACAAGGGGGCGCAGCGGCGGGTTTACAAGATCGGCACGACCACCACCAACCTGAACAAGATCGATTTCACCGTGACGCCCGGGCAGGTCGTCAGCGCTCTCGCGTTGTTCGGACTCACGGGCTATCAGGTCACGATCACCATCACCGACCCCACAGACGGCGAGGTCAGATCAACTGTTATCAGCCTGGTTGATCCAACCGCAAAGGGCATGTGGGAGTGGCTGTTCAAGCGGGTGAAGCGCAAGACCACGATTGCGCTACTCGACCTTCCTGCCTATGGGACCGCCAGCATTCGAATTGTGATCGAGGCAGGGGTTGGCGGTGTGGCCAGCTGCTCGATGGCTTCAATCGGCCCGCTCAATCCGGTAGGAGAATCGATCTTTGGTACTGCCACGGGAATCACCGACTTCTCCACCCGAGATGTCGATGACTTCGGCAATGAAAGCATGATCGAGCGCGGTTTCAGGGACAGGGTGCAGTTCGATGTCCGGATAGATACCGAAGATGTTTTTTATCAAAAGACCTTCCTGAGCACTCTCCGTGCAAAGGGCGCGGTGTTTATCGGCGATCCAGCCAGGCAAGAAACAATCATCTTTGGCCGATATCGGGACCTTCAAATAGTTCTCAGTAACCCCGCTGTTTCCGAATGCGCACTTGATGTTGGGAGTCTTATTTAATGGTTACCACTGTTCCAGTTGTTGAGCAGTTGCCGACCGCGCCCAATCGCGGGATGTCGTCGACAACTTACCCAATCATTGCAGATGCCTGGGCGGCAAAGATTGGCCCTTGGACGACTCAGGTCAACGTGGTCACAGTCTGGATTGGCGTCCAGATAGATCTGGCCCTCGAATACAAAAACGCCGCCGCCCAATCAGCGACCGACGCCGCAGCAGCTGCAGACCGCGCAGAGGCAGTGGACACCAACGTAAGTGAGCAGGTCCTGGCTGCGCAGACTGCTGCTGCCAATGCCCAGGCAGCAGCTGCCGCTGCTGGTGCGGCTGCCGGTTTGCCAGCAATGGTTGGTCACGCAGGCCACGCGCTCGTGGTGAATGACGACGAGCAAACCGTTTCTTTCGTAAACCTTGCGCCAAAGCGCTGGGCTGCCGTTCTATCAATGTAAGGATTTGAAACATGGCCGTTAACCACGAACCAATTTTCGCCCAGAAATACAAAACCAGCACCGCGGTAGTAACTGCTGCGCTCGCGGGGATCGGCACCGATGCGCCGACTGGTGCTCAACTGCTTTTCACGGCTGGCATCAATGGCTCTCTGGTGTCGAAGCTGACAGCGATCCCGCGAGGCACTGTTACGGCATCTTCACTGGTGCTGTTCATCGTCAAGGCCTTTGTTGCGCCTGCAACCGCAGTATATCGCCTGATCGACTCTGAGCTGATGGCAGCTTTCACGCTCTCGAACACTGTAGCCATCCCCGAAACGGTTTTCGGAAACATCTCGCCATCCAACCCTATGCGACTGGAGGCGGGCGACATGCTCTATGTCGGCTCACAGGTCGCGCTTGCCGCCGGCATTACGTTTTATACAGAGGTGAATGAGCTATGAGCCTCGGTAATCCGCTGGGTAATTCACTGGGTAACCCGTTGGGCTTAGCCACGGACGGTAGCGGCGAATATATCTCTTTGCTGAAAGAGCCGGTCATTTACGACTTCATTGATGGTGTATCCGGTACGTTTCAAATACCGATAAAAGCGAAGTTTTACAGGGTCACCGCTGTCGGGTCGGGAGGATCAATTGATACGAGTCCTAACGGTTTTGGCGGCGGCGGTGGTGGTGGGCTTTCTCGCTCGGCAATTTTGAAAGTAAAGGGTAGTAGTGTCGTCACATACTCCGCATCCACGCCCATAGTTCCCCAATCAGGAATTGGCGGGCAGATTGCCTCGCCTAGCACTGCTACGTTTGACGGCATATCTTTGCGGGCTACTAGTGGAGTGTGTGGCGGCCAGAGCGGCGGTGGCTTCGGCGGGGTTGGCAGCGGCGGTGTTGATAATTGGGCGGGTGGAACCGGCTTGGGTGGTGGCGGCGGGGCGGCAGGAACAACCGGTAACGGCGGTGACGGTGGTTCTAACGGCGGTGGAACCGGAGCCGTGTACATTGGCGACGGCGGCGGCGGGGGGGCAGGTAACAATAACAGCGGGGGAGGCGGCGGCGGTGGTGTTCGTGGCCCCGGTGGCGATTATGCAGCAAGCGCTTACGGACAAAGGTGGAATGCCCCATGGGGCACGCCGGGCGCTTCTGGTTACGGAGGGCGGGGCGGAAATTGGGGTGGCGGAGCTGGCGGTAGTACAGTCCAGCGATCCTATGGCGGTTTCGGCGGCGTTCGCATCGAAGTGTGGTTCTGAGGAGGAAGATAATGATCAAAGTCCAAAACAGCACCGCAACACGCGAGGCGATCCCTGACTTCCTCGATCAGAAGGACACACCCGAAGCCCGCGCCTCACTGCTCGACCTCTCATGGACCGATCCAACCTTCGGCCTGCTCGACGCCGCATGGTGGCCCGAAGAGGATGTATCCGGCGAACTGGGCACCAACAAGAAGTGGGGCGGTGAAGTCCTGACGCTGGATGTTGAGCGCAAGGTCGTGAAGGTCTCGCGCAAACAGGTAGCGATGACTGCGGCAGAGAAGGCGGCGCGGGATGCGTTGGTGGCTGAGCAGGTTGCAGCGGCTCAGGCTGCGGTGATGGCCGATTTCGAGCGGGCAGTGCAGGGCAAGCTCAATGGCGCGGCAATCGCTGCAAAATACGACAGCATCGAAAACGCAGTGAGCTATGCCGAAGAGCCAGCGGTGCCTAAGTTTCAGAATGACGGCAAGGCGTTCCGCGCCTGGCGCTCGAAGGTCTGGGCCTACGCCTATGAGCAGCTCGCCCTGGTGCTGGCCGGTGAGCGTGAGCAGCCCACTGTTGACGAGTTCCTGCTGGAGCTGCCGGTGCTGGAGTTGCCGACGTAAAACACCCTGCACTCAGCCTTTTGGCGGTGAGGGTGTCTATTGGGTACTGATGATGGCATCATGCCCGATCATAGGATATTACCCACCGAGACCGCCATGACGGACCAAGAATCGCGCGCCCTTGCTACATCCCTCTACGTTTCCATCTTGGGGAGGGCACCGGACAAGAGCGGCCTCGATTATTGGTCCGGAAAGCTCGCGGGCGGTCTGCCGCTCCGGGACACCATTGGGTTCTTTCTCAGTAGCGATGAAGGTGTCGCCCAGTATGGCTTTGGCGTATCTAGCTCAGCATTCATCACCAACCTTTACCAGAACATATTGAACCGTACTGCTGACGCTGGCGGTGCCGCTTTTTGGGCCGGGCGTCTTGGCGAAGTTGGCAGTCGCGCGGAAATGGTCGAGCAGTTCATCGGCTCAGTGACGGGCGGGACCGGCACTGACGCGCAACTGATGAAGAACAAAGTCGACTTTGGCCTTACCTTTGCCGCTTCCAAGTCTGGCAATAATGTTTCATACGCGAAAATATTGCTGGCCAATGTAACGAGTGATCCGGCATCGGTGAGCCTCGCCAAGCTAGTGAGTGAGTACGTAGATAATCCACCTGCAGTAGTTGCTCTTGTTGTACCGCCAGTCATTCCAGTAGTGCCCCCTAAAGTCCCGCTTGATTTTTATGGAAAAAGTTTGAAGTTTTTATTTTATGTCAATGACGCGGTTCAATGGACTGCTACTTCAGTTGTAGATGATTCGGTAGAGGCTGGAATTGATGGTTTTACACTTGATTTAGGTCATAACTCCTTTAAAATTTCAACCACGGTCCCATTTACTACTATGTATGTCGACCCTTCTAAGCTTGTGCTGACTGATGTCAATAATTCATTTGATCCGTTCATTGGGTTCAATGTATTGAGTAATAGTTTTGTGATGGCTCTTGAACGTAGTGGATACAATCCAGCGAATATCACCGTTTCGGAGAATAGTATTGAAATTATTATGACCGGCGTTGATGCGAAAATTGGAGCAGCCTTAGAGTTTTCTATATTGACTTGAGTAAGTTGAATTGGAATGGTCTTCTGCTTAATTTAAAGACTTGATTAAAGGTCGACCCATCCCAGCCCGCCGTTTAGCGGGCTTTTTTTCGCTTGGAGAAAACGCATGACATCACCCGTCGGCAAGTTCGACGTAAAGCCCGACATCCGATACATCAGCCGCTGGGAAGTGGAGATGCGGCAGTCGATGGCGTTCAATGACCCGGTGCACGGCCTAATTGCCATTCCTGAAGGTTTCGTCAGTGACTTGGCATCAATCCGCATTCTGCGGGAGATCTGCCGGTGGTGCGCGCTAACCGCGCTAACTGGCGGGGCGCTGGTAGATTCTTATCCGTGGATTCGCGCCGCACTGGTGGTCATTGCCGTCATTGCGCTGGCCATCTACGGCTTGCTGGTCGGCTACGGCATGCGCGCCTCTATCCTGCACGACCTGATCTACACAACCGGCCAGTTCAGCCGCCGCGACTGCGATGCCATCTATTACCGGGCGCTGACCACTGGCGACGGCACGGCCCGATGGCGCTCGCTCATATTCTGGATCGGCGTCCGACTGGGAGGCCACAGGAGCTACACCAAGACCCCGACAAGTTCGGGGTTTTCTTCGCCTGGGGATTGAGCGGTAAGCCACGCTTATGACCATTCAGAGGAACCGTATTCTTTTGAATAGCGAATTGATCCAAACGTGCCCGAACGAATGAGCTATAGATGTTTTAGGCAGGAATTGGGATGTTCCTCGCCAGCACATAAGGAGATGTGTGATGACTCAAACATTTGATGTAAATAGCTACTGCCAAAACCTCAGTAAAAGCGACGTGCTCAGCGCCAGGCTCATTGGGTGGACAGGCCGATGGTCCCTGTGTGGGAGCTTCGTGCTTTGTTGCCAATGCCTGAGCATCCAAACGGTTGATGATGCCAGTCAGCCGTTCAAGCATGTAAAGGGCTGTACCGCCACTGGGATAGGTCGCTACCCGTGGCAAGAGCTTCGAGAGGTAATGGAGGCGGTTGCTGCGCCATCCATCAGCAAAGCCCTCAGGAACGCAAATAACCACTAACTCATAATTATTTAACGAAGCCCGCCATGTGCGGGCTTTTTTTCGTCTGGAGAAAAGCATGACCGAAACCGAAAAAGATCGCGACGTACTAGCGCGAACGCTATGGGGCGAGGCGCGGGGCGAGACCCTGGCCGGGATGTTGGCCGTTGCCTGGGCCATCCGTAACCGCGTGAACGACGGCAAAGCGAGATCATGGTGGGGGGAGGGTTACGCCGGTGTGTGCTTGAAGCCATACCAGTTCAGCTGCTGGAATAAGAACGACCCGAATTTTCCGTTCTTGAGTGGCGCGAAGCCGATCCCGGTTGCCGAGATGGCGAAGGCGGTTATGGTGGCCACCGCGGTGATGGATGGCGTCTATCCTGACCCGACTGGCGGGGCGACTCACTACTACGCCACCACCATGCCAAAGGCGCCAGCCTGGGCGGCGAAAGCAAAACAGACGTTGAAGCTCGGGCACCATGTCTTTTTCAGGGATGTGCCCTGATCGGTCAGTGTGTCGGCGGGAGCCTGCTCGGGCACTCCGGGTCTTCAACAAACCCGGCGCCAGTGCAGGCGGAGCAGTCCTCACGCAGCTCGAATCGGTCGCAGCATCTCGAGCACTGGCGGAACACTGAGAAGTTCTCCCGCTCCCACAGGGCGACATACCTGGCCATGTTGCCTTCCTCGAGCGCGAGCAGTGCGGCATCAATGATCGATCGGTAAACGTCCGGATCGTCCAGGCGGGACACCATCACCCCATCAACCATCTTGCCGGTCTCGACCAAGGTCAATTTCTGCCCGGTCTCGGTGAAGATATAGCGGTCCCGAAAAACCCCGTAGGGCGCGTAGGTGCGGGTGATGACGGGTCGGTCGCCTTCCGCGTCATGGATCTGGGCGAAGAACTCCATCGGGCCCGGCTTCGCGCCTGGTCCGTGCAAGAAATATCTGTTGCCACTCACGCTACCCACCTGTGCGCCTGTTTCGTTGAACACATCGTACTCGGCGGCCGGGTTTCGCCACTCGGGCGGGCTCTCTTCTACGTGGTGGCAGAACGCGCCGGTGACAAGCTCCTGCATTTCGAATCTCTCCATGGGGTCAATGATTTCTGATCGCCAAAGGTTGTCGGCCAGCCTGGTCAGGTATCGATAGTGGGCGCTGGGGTTTCGCCATCCGCCTGGAGCCCGGTAAGACCGGTACCACTCGGCCAGTGCCTGGGCTTTCTTGTCGTCGTCCATCAAAGCTGCTCGGATAATACTGTACCTATATACAGTAATCGAGATCAGACGGATTCAGCAAGGCTGGGTGACGGGCTGCTCATTTTTGGGTTGGTCTTCGTTCGGCAGGACGCCGGGGAGGGGAAAAGCTGTAGCGAAATACAGTTGTAAGTTGTTGATTCTTATAAGGGGATAGGCGCGGTTTTGGTTGCCTCCCAT